GTCATTCTTTTATCTCTTCTTTTCATTTTTCCCCTCCCATCGGAAAAATCCGTTTAATATCGTCCAGCGACCGGACCAGCTCATACCGGCCCCCTGCCGCCAGGATCTCTTCCTCTGCTTTCTTCTGCGTTGCTGATTGACGGCCTTTGGGGGTCTTCACTTCGCATCCAATAAATTGGCCACCCTCACCACAAACCGTAATATCCGGTACGCCTGGTTTCCCACTACGGAACATACCACCGGCCTCAGTTTTTACCATCCCGGCTCCAGAACGAAACCAGTATATCTTATTCTTTAAGGAGTACCACGCCAGGTAATCAAGCACCGCCCTCTGAATCATCGCTTCCGTTATTTTCTTCATTCCATATTCTCCTTGGCTCCCATAATACACTAAAAAAAATGATTGTCAACGAAAAAAAGTCTTGACATACGAAAATGGATGGTTTAAAGTCGTCCTCAATCGATGATAAACGAAGTTCGTAATTTAACGAACGGGATTTATTTAGAAAGGAGTACATTATGTTAGAAGATTTGTGTGGCGACCTGATCGCCGCGAAACAGACAATGGCATTCGCCAAGAACGAGGTCCTGAGAATAGAAAAACTCATTCTCGACCTCGCCCCCCCGAAGCTGGAAGGGTCCCAAACCCTCCTAACCCCTGGATTCAAGCTCACCATCACCAGCAAATTGTCCCGCAAATTAGATTACGACACCTATCAGGCGCTTGACATTCCTGACAGCATGCAGTTCGTGACTCTCAAGCCAAGCATTGATTTGACGAAGCTGAGGTTAATCGAACAACTTGAACCCGTTCTGGTCGCATCCTGCGTAACTACCAAACCCGCCAAAACGGCGATTAAAGTGGAGGTATCTGATGAATCTTGAAAAGCTGATTAAAGCGCAACCGCACTACCCACCGCGAATCCTGATTTATTCAACACCGGGATGGGGAAAAACAACATTCGTATCGTCTATGCCGTCCCCTGTTATAATTGATGCTGAGGACGGCGCACTCGATGATAATGTGGCAACCATTAAAGCAAGCACCTATCCAGATGTCGAGGAAGCCCTCCGTGCATTGATTACTGAAAAACATGATTTCAAAACGGTAATCATCGATACGACATCCGCTGTTGAGAAAATGATATTTGCAACGGTATGCGAAGAAAAGCATGTTAAGTCAATAGAGGATATAGGCTACTCCAAAGGTTTTTTCTTTGCCATGACGCATTGGGAGAAGATCATTGACGGGATGGGTAAGTTGCGAGAGAAAGGGATCGCTACTGTTTTTTCCGCGCACTCCGAAATCAAAACCATCAATTCACCGACCACGGACCCGTATGATAAATTTGTCCTGAAGCTCCACAAACACCCGGCAGCCAGGCTCACCGAATGGGCTGACATAATCATGTTCGGTGAGAATAGGGTGATTGTGGCTGAAGTAGGGGAAGGATTCGGAAAGAAAATGAAAGGGGTCGGCCCAGGCGAGCGAGTTCTTTACACTGAAGACCGACCGGCATTTCTTGCAAAGCAGAAATCGGGCTTCATGCTTCCACCTGAAATAATTATCCCAAAAGATAACGGCTGGAAAGTCGTTGCAGATGTTTTGAAAAGACCCTAAATCATAAAGGAGATCAAAAATGGCTGATTTAACAGGAGCGAATTTAGACCCGAACGTGGAAGAGAACACCGGAGGATTTACGGTTGTCCCGGAAGGAAAGTACCAAGTTGTCATCGTAGGCGATAGCCTGAAGGACACGAAAGCAGGAACCGGCAAAATCCTGGAACTAAAGGTCCAAATCGTGGACGGAGAACACCGGGGAATGACGGTCATTGACCGGCTGAACATCGTCAACCAATCGGATGTTGCCCAGAAGATTGGACAGGGTCAGTTGAAACGTATCTGTAACCTTTGCGGAGCATCGTACCCGCCGTCAGATACGAGCGGTTTAATCGGGAAGCCCATGCAGGCCACGATAAAGGTCGAAGAGTTTACCTCAAACAATACCGGTAACCTGCTCCAAAGCAATAAGATTTCCGGTTATAACCCGGTCCCAGCCGTTCAGGAAGGAACCAAAACGGCATGGTAGACCTTAAAGGAATAATAGACCAGGGGAGTCCAGGGAAGGTGGTGGAGGAATATTATCACTCCAACCAGACTTCCAGGGACTACCTTGGTTTGAGCGAGTGCGGCCATGAATGCAAGCGGTATTTGTATTACCGGCATCATGGCCATACACCATCTCCCATTGATGGAAGGGTGCTCCGGTTGTTCCAGTTGGGTAATCTTATCGAGGATCAGGCTATAGTTGATTTACGCTCCGCAGGGTTCACGCTCACCGATAACCAGAAAGAGGTTACGTTTGAACATAACGGGATAACCCTCCGTGGGCATGTGGATGGCATCATTACCGGTCTGGTGGAATCAAGCAAACCTCATTTATGGGAATGCAAGTCTGCGAATGATAAAAGCTTTAAGAAGCTCCTGAAATGTAGATCATATAAAGAGTGGTCGACGAAGTATTACGCACAGATTCAAGTGTATATGCTCGGCCTCAAACTTGACCGTGCGCTCGTTTGGGTAGAGGCAAAGAATGATTCGAGCGTTTACACAGAGCGCGTCCGGCTGGATAAGGAATATGCGGTCAATCTATTACAGGACGTATTCGAAGCGATATCTAAACTTAACCCCCCTGAAAGGGCTTGCCCTCAACAATCTTGGTATATGGCTAAATGGTGTGATTTTAACGAAGTTTGCTGGAGAAAATAACTTGCAATTCCGTATGATGTGGTGGTATAAATAATAAAACCGGGCAGTTTAGAAACTGTCCCGGTTTCCACCCACAACCCATATCTTCGGAGGATATGCGCCATGAGCAAAACTACCATACCAAAACGAACGATAACTCGCAACACAAATTTAACACAATCCCGTCTGAAAGAGATTCTGAATTATGACCCTGAAACTGGGTTGTTTATAAGGGAAAAAACAAGAGGGAATTCAGTTAAAGGCGCAATCGCTGGTTGCTTTAATAAGTGTGACGGATACAAATATATTTGTGTTGATGGGGTAAGTTATAATGCTTCTCGTCTTGCTTTTTTATGGATGGAAGGGTATTTCCCAGAGCATGAAATCGACCATCGTAACAGAATTAAAGACGATAATAGGTGGTGTAATTTAAGGCATGTAACTCATTTTTGTAATAGCAGAAATTGTAAAAAAAGCAAAAACAATAAGTCTGGAATAGTAGGCGTATCTTGGGACAAACGCAAAAAATGGTGTTCCCAAATAATGGTGAATGGGAGGCATATCCATCTAGGCTTATTCACCACCATCAGAGAAGCCGTTAAGGCCAGGTGGGAAGCGGAAGTGAAATATGGATACCCAAATTGCAACACAACATCAAGTGCATACCAGTATTTAAATACCAGTTTAACACGCGGATAACGATAAACGTCAACATCTAAAAGGAGGTTCATTTTATAGTTTGAATTAGGTTTGTTGTTGTAAACAACTTCTCTGACAGGAAGCCAGCGTAATCCCGGCTGGTACACACGGGTTGTAATATCAGGGGGAGGGATGCCACGGGTTTCCCAGTCCTTGACGGTTTGGGCGCCGGTCACTCACCCGTAGCCTCTACGAGGCTGAGGTAGTAATAAAGCATTGGGCGCTGGGTTCGTGATTGTCCCAGCGTCCATGAGGGGAGCGAATGACTAATTACCAAAAGTATCGGGGTAAATGTAAAGAATTTGTTGATGACGCTGTTAAAAATGATCCGTCATTGACGGCCGTTCGTGGCCATTATGATTGCCCGATATGGGGAAAACAACAGCACTGGTGGTGTGTAAGACAAGACGGTAGCATATTTGACCCAACTGCTAAGCAGTTCCCATCTGGAGGGGCTTTTGATTATATAGCGTTTGACGGGAATGTCGAATGTGACCAGTGTGGGAGAAAATCCCCGGAAAACGAGACAACCTTTAACGGTAATTACGGTTTTTGTTCAACGAAATGTGCAATGAGATTTGTTGGGTTATAATGTGATTGTCCCAGCGCCCAAAAGGGGGAGAAAATGAAAGATGAATACCCGCTGTACCCGGAATTACCGGAAGCCGGCAAAGTGGAGGCCCAGAAGCTGATAGACGATTTCAAGGGCAAGCTCAAGAAAGCCGCTGATGAAGCCATAGCCGATATGTACTGCGACGTTGCGGTTTTTATTGAAAGTGATTCATGGAGCAATTACCGTAACAAAATGATGGATGGCTTCAGGGACTACGGAAACCGGAAAATCCAAGGCGATTACGATTTCAAGGAGATACGGAAGGCGATATACAAGGAATTTCGTGAGGACATTATCGAAGATTTGAACCAGGACATGGTGGACGAAATCGCATCGCTGAAGAAACAGCTTGAAAGCGAACGCGAATTCAAGAGGAGGTATTAATATGGAACTAAAAGCAATATTGAACAAAAAGGATACCGACCAGGTAGAAATCTGGTCATCGGACAGCCAACGTGAATACCTGGCCGGGACGATGCACATAGACAACTTCACCGGGCCGGTAAGAGAGCGTATAAACGACGGGCATTCGCATCAGCTCCATGTGGAGATTGTCCAGCCGAAAGCATACGAGGTCCTTGCTGCACTCTCTGATAATGGTTTTGATGAGCTGGATGTAGCGAGACAAGGTGACGTCATGGACGATATTAACAGAATGTTTTCCGATTTGGCTTCTGTAGGGTGGAACTACGATGACAACATGGCTGGGGGAGTATCGTCATGATATCATTATACTTGCTAATTGTATTTATGTTTTTCCCGGTGTTAATCGTCTTCTGTGTGGTGAAAGCGATAAAACACACGCTTATTATCAGAACAGTGAAGAAAAGGGACAAAATCCCCACGGCTTTGGTTGCGTCTTTGATTAACGTCAACGGTCCAATGCGGCGTTATGGGATTAAGGATTAGGGAGGTGATTGAAATGTGTTTTTCCGGATGTTGCTTTGAAGATTGGCGCGGAGATTGTAAACACGTAGAACGCCGGGACGGACCTGCACCATGTAATTTTGAGGACGAAGCGGAATACTGGTCTGCCATGGAAGACCGGGACGATGAGGGGGAACGAAAGTGGGAGATGCAGACATGAGACAATGTTCGATTTGCAAAGAAAAGTTTGATATCGATTACGGGGGCCGCTCGATTGACGACCAGTTCTTTTGCGAAGATTGCGAATGCTACCACACTTTCAAATGCGCCATTTGCGAAAATTCGGAATTGGAAGATAACCGGGGAAACATCGGAACTGTGCTTATTGTCAAAGAAGAGGACGTAGGAGTACCGATTGGGACATACGAAATTATAAAGCATCCCTACTATGGCGGGTCAGTCATCGGCCCAGGCGAGGTATTTCCGAATGCTTTAAAGCGACTTGAAACGCTCCCCGGAGAGGAGATAGAGATAGAAACATATGGTTTCCCTTGCGTTCATCTCTGCCGTTATTGTGATGCAGAAATCAAGTCAGGGAGCATTGAGACAGGACATGACTAAGATGAAGTGGGAGAAGATCGTTGACATGGTTCCATGTCCTTTCTGCGGATGCACAGAAGTTGAAACATTCCCAGCAAAAGACGAACGGTCTGCGATGGTCTGCTGTGTTAATTGCCCTTGCGGGTTTGAGATTGACGGCTACGACATCGAAGCGCTTTTGGAGGTGTGGAACGTAAGAGATTTCCCACCGTGGGACAAAAATAATAGAAGGTGATGAGGGATGAAATATAAAGAATACTACTGGGGCGAAGCCGCATGGACCAGGGCCATGATTGAGAGTAAGCGCGACCCCCACGAGTTATGGGCAGCACGGCTTAAGGGAATCGAAGATGGTGTGAAGCGGATTGAAGAGATATTGGGAGGACCGGGTAATGATTCATCTCAGGCAATATAGTCCACCGTATTTCGACGGCTACACCTGGGACCGTGGCGGGTACTGGTACTGCCCGGCGGAGTGGCCTGAAGATCAAATGCAATGCCTCTATTATGAGACTGAGGATACGGATTTTTGGGACTGTAAATGGTGTGACGGGGATTGCTGTGCTTGGAGGGATGACCGATGAAATGCTCATGCCAGATCGAAACAGATCACGACGAAGAGAGTGAAATGATTTTTGAAAAGGATTTAACGATTTTCAAAAATCAACAAAGGTGCTGCGAGTGTGGTGTAGAGCTAAGCATAGGTGATCAATATCGTAAAGAAATAGCAAAGTATGATTATAATGCTCACACTTATAGAACCTGCTTGAACTGTATATCCATTCGAGACAATCTCTTTTGCGGCTGGACATGGACATGTTTGTTTGATGATTTGTGGGAAGAAATTGAAGATGGGGAAGACATCCCGGAAAGTTGCATGGCTACGCTTACCACACCAGCCAGGGAAAGGGTTTGCGAAATGATAGAAGAGCATTGGGAGCGGAACTATGAAATGCAGGATTAAAAAAGGCGCTATGGTCGGGCAAGATTTCAGCCTGTTTAGATGGGGTGATGACCAAACCATATTTACTGCCTTGGACGCCCCGATAAAAGGAAGACGGAAATGTATTGCTGATGGGTACGGGTCATTCCTGGAAGGTGAAGAATACGGGTCCGGTGCTGTTTATGTTCAGGATTGCGACTTGGTGCCTGTTAATTCCGTTGCCAAAGAAGAGGATGAAATGATTAAGGTAAACGTGACACCTAAAGAATTAGCTTGCTGCTTTTGGGACATGGCGTCAGAAGACCAGGCCTTGTTTTTTAATGAGTTGGGCGCAATGACCGAAGGATATCTCTCTTCCCAACTCAAAGCCGTTAGCCGAGACGATGGGCTCACGAGTCTTACCCCCGCAGGACGGCGCGTGATGGAGAAAATTGGTGAATATTCTCAGAGGACGAAATGAAATGCAAATTAACAGCGATGGGGAAGAAATAAGGTATAACGAAATTGCCAAGAAAGATTATGAAAGAGAAATATATGAACGGTGTGATAAGGAAGACAGAGGGGTGAATGCAAGCGTAAAATGTATTCCTGTGCCAGGCATTGCAAATGCTTATGTGATTATTTCAGGGCATTCAGCAACAACAGGTAACGGGGTAAAAAAGTGCATGTCATTTTTTTATGATAACGGTGACGTAGGTGCTGAATGGGAACCAGACGACGGACCAATTACAGTGATCCATAGTTGTGGCAAAGATGCTAAAAACGCACAAAGGCATTGGTTTTATGATTATTGCACTGGATATGGCGAATGGGGGCAGTTAGCGGTTGAGGAGGAAGGCTTGCCACGGGTATTCATACTTGGGGATTATGAATATTTATTTGCGGTGCTAAAGAACTGGGCGAAATAAACTCCAGAGGTGAGAAGGATGAAAATAGGCGATAGGGTCAAAGACAAGGACGGGACAATAGGTATTATCGTTGAGCTGAGAGGCACATGGGTACGCTACAGGTGCCGACCATACGCTATCCTTGCCAACCTGCTGACAGGCAAAGACGTAATGCGAGAGCGAGTGTTTTGGAACATGAAAAGGAATGTGGAGGCTGTATGAAATGCCGATTAACAGCGATAGGAAAGACGCAGAGTATCCGCGTGGATACGAGGGAAGCGTTGCGGCAGATCCGTCGGAATACCCCGAAAAGATTGCAACGAGAACATGGGATGACTGGGAATTGGAACAGGAAGAACGCCTCCAGCGGGGAGTCGGGGATGATTTGTTCTGCTGGCTGAAAATAAATGACGATGGGGAGGACGGCTATGAAACTAGATAAATGGAAGGAAGCGGTATATGTAACCTGCATCGAGTGTAACTGCAGGTTTGCGGTGGATAGGAGTTTTTGGAAAACAGAGAAGAAACTACACTGCTGGTGTCCTGCCTGCGGGACCATGTGTTTCGTTAAGGAGTAAGCGATGCTGAACTGTAATGTGTGCGGAAAGAAATCCTATCTCGATGGGAACGCTGAATGCTCTGAGTGTGCCCGGTTGCGAGGGTATGATGACATTGAACTGAGGCGGCTGGTGGTACGGCTTAGAACGGCGCTACACGATGCTATCAACCTGCCAATGGGTCGGGTTCCAGTATCTGCGGAGGATTTGTTGGATGAGCAAGCTAATAATAGACAGGATTGATTATAGACAGGAAACAGATTCTTGCGGAAATGCCGACATTGACCAGACGCTCACCGTCGAGTTTGATTCCGCCGGCGCCGGGTGCTTTTACAAGTTAAAAACCGATGCTTGGTCAATGGACGAAAAGGACGGCCCCTCGCTGTGGCGCCATGTCGAAAACATATGCAAAAGAAATGATAGGATTGAGGAAAGCCGATGAAAGCCCGAGATAAAATCATTGTAGAAACAAGCTCAGGTACAATGTGCTCACATTGTCAGGTGCATAGTTATCCCGTTGATTTGGATGGCAATGATTTAACCGGCGTTGATGGGGATTGGGTTGATGATGTAATAAATCATACGCCAGAATGTATTTATTATGATTTGGTGAAATTGGATAAATTGGACGAATCATAATTTGTATGAAGTATAAAAGGGGATAAAGCCGATGAAAAAAACCGAGATAGAAAAATTGATAGATGGGTTTCAAGGCGATACTGATTTCGAGAGCGAAATCACTTGCCCGTATTGCGGATTAGTCCAGAGCGATTCATGGGATCGCGATTATGATGAAGGAGTCGATGAGTGTGAACGGTGCGAGAACGAATTCCAGTGGCGCCGGGATATAGACGTAACGTATGGAACTGAGCAAATGGAGCAGAGAAATGAAAACCTGTAACGAGTGTGAACACATGAGCAGTGTTGAGAACTACTGCCGCCTTGAGAGACGGTATGTCACAACAAAAGGCGTGCCTGGCTGGTGTCCTGCGCAGAAGTTGACTAACCCGGTGGATAGCATTTACAGAATGAACACTGAGTTCTATGTCGGTACGGAGGACAAAAATTGGACTGGATAGACAGGATGATTTACAAGATATTCTTTTGGCGGTGGAACCCCAAGTTTGCAAGGGACAAGTTCCTCCGGGAGCTGTTTCGGGACTACCTGCAGCGGTTTGAGGAGAATGCCAATGACGATTAATCTAAACGAAAAAGACACCGAGTTAGTAAAGGACGCTGTGCAGAGTTACTATATGATTTCTCATCACGCTCTGGAACATTACGAAAAAAGGGAAAATAGAGACAGGGTGATTTGCATCATAGATGACCTGGCGTCCTTTGCAAAGAAATTCGATTTTGAATTGGAATAGGGGGTAATGATGGAAGCAGCCATAAATGAAATCATAAACGTGCATGGGTTGTGTAACCTGTGCGCTGATTTAAAAGTAGATGCACTGGTTGCACCAACGGCCGAAGATGGCATCCAAGTCATTCTTGATTACGATGGTTTTCAATGCGGCGCCATTCAAATCATGAAAATGATAGCGATGAAGGCGAAGAATGAAAAAGAAAGAGGTAAAAATCATGATGAGTAGCGAGGCTTTATTTGCTTTTCGCAGGGACGTAATGTTCCGGACTGAGTTGGTTTACACGCCGGAGACAGTGCTGAACCTGCTTGATGAGGTTATCCGGCTGAGGAAAGAGCTCAATAAACTCATGTGGTCCACGAACGCTCCGGCAGAGCCAAGAAAAAAATGTACAAAAAACAACCCGTACACGGTGGATAAAAACAATCCCCTGTTTCGGTGGGTGCATGTTGATGCTAACGAGGTACATGATTCCCAAGAATCACATCAGTATGGTGGCGATACAGTTAGATTAAAATGCCCTCATTGTGGGATTGAATGGACGGAGGAACTACCACAATAACCACCAGGAGATAATCGATGAAAAAACTATACAAGAGTGAGCGATACCCACCGCCAAGAAAAAAAATGGAGGGGATAAAGACATTTTGCCCGGAATGCGGGTTTGACGTCGAGATTGACGAGGATGGTTGTTGCTGGGGTTGTGGAGCGCTGGCTACAGGGGCTGCAGTTGATAAGTTGCACATCACGGAACAACCATACAGGTGGGTAGCACCGAGTACGACCGGCTTAACATCAACGGATAATATCCTGGAAGTCATGGGAGAGGCGTGGGAGACAGATGAAAATGATGAAAATTATGAGCCTGGATTACCGATTATTTTATAAAGAGACATGGGAGACAAGATGAAAATTCCGGATAGTATGCATTTGGTTCTTTTGTTTACAATCGGTGGGACTTGGGTCATTTGGACATGCCTGCTCATTGATGTTGTTGTGAATTTTTTAAAGAGGTGAAGAGATGCTAATCAATTATTGGGATTGTGAATTCAGCGACTACGACGAGATATGGGATGATGAGGAGGATGTAAGTATCTATAGATGCACGCACCCCAACGGAACTGTTTGTAACTTGGATAACAAATTTGCTGG